AAGTGCATTGTTTATCAAATGCAGAGGTAACTTTAGTTGCTGAGAACTTAACAGAAAATGGTTCTTCAACTATCAACGGCATCACAATGAAATCATCATCTGAAATTGAAGGTGTAATCACAAGTATCACTCTTGCAAGTGGTCAAGTCATAGCTTACAGATTATGAGTCTTGCTAATGCACTAAAAAAAGCCGCCAGTGCTTCACTCAAGAAGCTTGGTGGTGATGTAACTATCAGACAAGTAACAGTTGGGGCATATAACACCACTACTGGAGCTATAACAGAATCTACATCTGATACAACTATCAAAGGTGCTTTAAGTAATGTTTCACGAAATCAAGTAAATGATTTGATTGAGTCACAGGATAAATTGCTCACTGTATCTGCTGGTGATCTTACATTTGTTCCAACAACAAAAGATAGAGTGGTTATAAGTAATGTTGAATTTAAAATTGTTCAAGTTGTTATAAATGAGCAGAATAATACTGCTGTAAGCTTTGATCTTATCTTGAGGTAAAGATGACAAGACAAATAACTATTTTACAAATTCCAGAAGTTATGGAAGAGGCTGTGGAAACATTGGTAGCTGCCACTACTTTGGAATGGACAGCCAGAGTTAAGAAAGCAACACCTGTCTTTTCTTTAGACAATTATCCTGATTTAGATTCTATACCTAATTTTTTTACGTTGCCAAGTGGAAAAGTAGTTCCCTACAAAGTGTCTTTATTGAAACATGGGGCTGGCGGTTCATTACGAGATGCATGGCAGACAGATATTAAAAAATTTAAAGGTACAGTGAGCAATAATTTACCTTATGCAGAGCCTGTTTGTTTTGGTGAGAACTTGCCGCCATCATGGGGAGGTCAGTATAGAACAAGACAAAACACTGTTGCAGGTTATCCAGAACTCATAGCAAAAGAGCTGCAAGGTTGGGCTGATGGTGAATATAGAAAGATTGTAGGTAATATATAATGGCTGCGGTAGATTTAAACACTATAAGATCAACAATAGAAGCTAGGTTGTCCACAGAACTAGCTTCAAGCCCTGTTATACCTGTTGTATTTAACAATATGACTTTTGACTCAACAACTGAGGATACGTTTGTACAGTGCATTACAAGTTTTGGTGCAAATCAATATTTAACTCAGGGAGACTCAAGTAGTGCAACTAACAATGTTGTTGGTCTGATTCTTCTCAATGTCTTTACAGAAGAGGGCATAGGGGCAGGGTCTAACTATACGGTTTGCAAGAGGCTTAGAGACTTATACAATAGGATTACTGTTTCTAATGTAATTTTTGATTCACCCATAGGCCCTGAGATTTTAACATCAAGTCCAGAGGGTAAGTTTCAAACTCAAATTAGAATCACTTTTAATATTTACGAGGATTTTTGATGGAAATTACAGAGGCAATGCTTGATGTTATCGAAGCTGTAAAAGGCAGAAGAGAACCACAATACTGGGACAATCAATGCAGACGTTATATGGAAAAACAAGAATTAAGTAAAAAAGCTGTAAAAAAACAAGAAAAGAGTTAATATATTTATAAATCTTTCTTTTATTTGTTATGGCAAAGGTAAAAGGTGATGTTGGGCAAGTCAAATTTGATGATGGTGGCTCATCTGTAAACCCTGTACTTGGTACGACAAGCTGGTCAATGTCTATTACCAAAGACACTCAAGAGACAACAGTGCAAGGTGACACCTTCAAACAGTTTGTTGGTGGTCTTATTGAAGGCGAAGGAAGTGCAGAACTTCTTTATGATGATTCAGCCTCTGGTGAAACAGCAACTTTTGTTGATGGTGTATTAACTACTGGCGATCTTGGAACAGCAGCCTTTGAGCTTTTTCCAGACAGTTCAAGTGCTACAAAAAAAATATCATTTAATGGTATTATCACTAGCTTTGACCAAAGTTCTTCTTTAGGTGATGCAAACACAATAAGTATTACATTTAAACCAACTGGAACTATTACTTCCGCTATTTAACTAAATAAAAACTTCGCATTTATTCATGGCAACAAAAAGAAATCTTGAAGTCCTAAGAGAGGCTTTTGATCTTAGTCAAAGACGTAAATTTGACGTAAAAGATAATGATGGCAATATTGTTTTGACTCTTTATTTTAAAGCCATAACAAGAGCTGATAGGGCAAGAGCTACACAAAGAGCAAACAGTGATGATCCTTTGATAGTTTCAACGCATATGCTTTGTCAGTTAGCGGAAAATGAAGATGGATCAAAAGCTTTTCATCCATCTGACTTTGCAAGTTTACAAAATGATCTACCAGAAAATGTATTGAATGAAATTGAATTATTTTTGTTTGGTGTAAATTCTAATATTACTGTTGAAAACTCAAAGGAAGATTAAAGGGGGATAACTGGTTATATTTCGAGTTCTTCCTAGCAACAGAATTAGGCAAGACAGTAAGTGAATTAAGAACACAACTGACAGATGAGGAGTTGATATATTTTGCTGCTTATTATGAAGTAAAATATGAGAAAGAAAAAAAACAAGCTGATGCTATCAAACGCAAATCAGGTTAATATAAAGAAAGTTATTGTTTAGTCGTGGCAGTCTCAAATGTAGAACTTAGAGTTAATGCCACTCAAGCTGTTACTCAGTTAAGAAAAGTAAATAAAGGAGCAACAACATTTAACAAAACTGTCAATGGTACTTCTGGGCAGTTAAAAAATGCTAATAAAGGTTTCAGCATATTGCCACCTGCTCTATTAGCTACAGGCGTTGGAGCAAAAGGGGCAGCTACAGGATTCGCAACATTACAAGCTGCAATCGCCCCACTGATAGCTCCACTCATAGGTATAGGGGCTATTATTGGAGGATTAACTGCTGCTTTTGGTATTCTTTCCAAACAAGATTTTGCAGAAGCAAAAATAAAGACTCTTGGTGTAAATGTAGACGAACTTAGACCAAAATTAGCAACTTTGTCTAATCAATTAAGTGGTCAAGCGTCACAACTTGATTTACTTGCAGCATCTTATGATGTGGCATCTGCTGGCTTTGGTAAAACTGCTGAACTGACAGATGTACTTAAGGCATCACAGTTAGGAGCAACTGGCGGATTTTCTGATTTGGCTACTGTTGCTGATGCGACTACATCTGTTCTTAATGCTTATGGTCTGGAATCAGATAAGGCAGCAAAGCTAGTTGACGGATTTATACAGACACAAAATGACGGTAAAATTGTTGTTGATCAATATGCACAACAAATAGGTCGTATTGCACCAATAGCGGCTGGTGCTGGTGTAAGTATAGATGAATTAAATGCTGCAATTTCAGCCGTCACCGCCACTGGTGTTCCTGTTGAATCCACCTTTGCAGGTTTAAGGCAAGTTATTGCTTCAATACAAAAACCTACAAGTGAAGCTTCAAAAATTGCTAAAGAACTTGGAATTGACTTTAGTGCGGCAGCTTTAAAATCAAAAGGACTCAGTGGTGTTTTAGAAGAAATTATTGCTAAAGGAGGAGCAAGTTCAGATAAGCTTTCTAAATTATTTGGAAGTGTTGAGGCTTTAACGGCAATACAACCTCTATTGAATGATGAACTAGTTAAGTTTAATGAAGCCTTAGAAAATCAAGTAAATGCTCAAGGAAACGCAGAACGGGCGGCTTTTATTGCTGGGAATACTATAAATGGACAGTTGAAAAGGTTATCAAGTGCATTTACAAATTTAGTAGCTGATGGTTCAGAGTTTGGAATTGTTATAAGAGAAACTTTAAAAATAGCTGCTGTTACAGTTGAAGCTTTGGGAGTTGCTTTCAGAAGTGCCGCAGCTCCAATTAGAGCGGTTTTTGCATTTATAGGTGAAATTAGCAAAGCAATTATAGGCGAATTTGGTGGCGAAGCTATTGATATTGTTATTGGATTTGAGAAAGCATGGATATTTGTAAAAGAAGCAATAGATGAAAGTACACGAAACATTATAGAACTTGGCAAAAAAGCTGGACAAATTGTTGGAAAAATAGTCAAAGCAATATTTGAGGCTTTTAGAAAAATAAAAGAATTTATCGGTAATGATCCAATTCTTAGTTTTTTACTAGGTCAAATTCAAAAAATAATGCCCAAAGTAGAAATTGAAATTGAGTCTAAAGATTTAAAAGATTTGAATAAAGATTTAGATAAAACAGATGAAAGAGCGGAAAAATTAAGAGAAGCTTTTAAAAAAATTGGTGAATCTATAGAAAAGTCTATTGTTAGTAACCTTGCAGACGCAGTTGAGGGTACAAAAACACTAGCTCAAGCCGCAGTCAATGTTCTAAATAGACTTAAAAGAGCTTTAATAGAGTTAGCAATAGAACAAGCTGTTTCTGGTATAGGAGGAAAAATCGGAAATGTTTTAACTAGAGCTTTTGGGGTTGAAAAAAAAGCAGCTAGAGGTGGATTTGTCAGGGCTGGCACAACTACACTTGTAGGCGAGCGTGGCCCAGAAATCTTTACCCCTCGTAGTTCTGGTATGGTCACAGCTAACGATAAAATTAGTTTAGGTGGTGGAGGTGGTATTACAAATGTAATTACAGTCAATGTTGATGCAAATTCAAGCAATGTTACTGGTAATAATGCAGATGCAAATCAACTTGGAAATCAGATTGCTATTGCAATACAATCAGAACTAATTAAACAAAAACGTGTTGGGGGATTATTAGCATAATGGCAACTTTTCCAAGTATTACCCCACAATATTCGACTCAGGAAACTGTTGAACAAGACAGCTTGCGGATAAAATTAGGTGATGGTTATGAACAACGTTTTGTTCAAGGTTTACCAGCAAATAAAAGACTGATAACTTTAAGTTTAACTTTTAATGTTTCAACTACAGACGCAACAACTATTGATACTTTTTTAGATGCAAGATTTGACGATCAGGCTAACTTTGATTTCACGCCACCGCATCATTCATCAGCTTTAAAATTTATTTGCACAAGAAGGAGTAGAACAGCAATTTTAAATAATAGAGTAGTTATGAATTTAACATTTGAACAAGTTGCAGAACCCTGATGGCAATACCAGTTTCTGAATTACAAAAACTGAACCCTAGTTCAAGAATAGAACTGTTTTTACTGGAACTTGTTGAGGGTTTACATTATGCCACAGGGAACCCATCAAGTGTTCCAACATCATTCAGATTTCATGCTGGTTCAAGTATGAACTCTAATGCAGAAATTGTATGGCAAGGTAATTCATATCAAAGAGTCCCTATTATATTTCAAGATGCGGAGTTTTCTGGTAGAGGTCAGATTCCAAGACCAGTGCTTACGATTGCAAATTTAGGCGGTATCACAAGAAGTGGGTCAGTAATTACAATGACTGATCTATTGATAATTGTAAATTTAACAACACCTCATAATGATTTAGCTGATGCAAAATTAACTCGTATTACAACACTTGCAAGTGAACTTGATGCAGCTAATTTTCCAAGTAGTAGCAATCCATTTGGCACACCATCATCAAATGAATTACCACAGGAAATATTTTTTATTGATAGAAAAATTACAGAATCAAGGGAACTTGTGCAATTCGAGCTTGTAGGGAAATTAGATCAAGCAAATAAAAAGCTTCCAGCAAGACAGGTGACAAGAAATGATTTTCCGGGTGTAGGTAGTTTTATCAATACATAATGGAATTTCAATGGAAACAAGATGCAATAGCACACGCAAAAAAATGCGAACCAGAAGAATCATGCGGAATCGTTGCTATTAAAAATAATGAAGAAAAATATTATCCCTGTAAAAATATATCTTTTGAATTTAAAGCTGAATCTTTTGTAATAGACCCACTTGATTGGGCTAATGTAGAGGATTCTGTCGATCAAATTGTTGGGATTGTTCATAGTCACCCGCAAGATATTTTAGAGTTTTCTGAATCAGATAAATATAGTTGTAAGGCAATTGATTTAACTTTTTATCTCGTTTCGCCGAAATCAGATAAAATGGCAGTAATACAACCTGATGAAATAGATGCTTAAAAAAATAAAAGTTTATGGCACTTTAAAAAAATTTTTAGGTCAGGCAGAATTTGAAGTTGATCTAAATACACCTAGAGAAGCAATAAGTTTTTTAGCGTGTAATTTTAAAGGTATTGACAAACATATGGCCGATCAGTTTTACACTATTCAAGTTGGTGCAAGAGTAATAACCGAGGATTTATTAAACTTCAGATCACAAGA